CAGTATAAGTTTCATACTCACGGCAGAGTAAATCAAAGACCATAGTTTCAAGAGTGGATAAATCCATCCCGTCCACAATATGTGAAGCATAGTTCTCAACGAACTGGGAGAATTGTGCTTTGTTAAGTGTCATTTTGTTTAAGAAAGAATGGTGACTTCGGTGATGTTTAGGTCAGTTAAATTGGGCAATCCATTGTTGAACTTTAGTCTGTGCAATCTCAAAAGAATTACACTTACACTTGCGAAACTTGGGCATTTCAAAGTGCTTTGAAATCAGTTCAAGTTTTCCATCCCGAAAACAGAAGATTCCATAATGTGCATTATGAAAGATATTGAACTTCCAATCTTCGGGTGATTCAACTGCAACCTTGAAAAAGATTGAAGTAGAATTACCCAGAGAGGATTGATCAGTTTGAAGATACATTTGAGAATTGGTTTGGATTGGTGTCTACACTATAGGGACACTTTGAAGGCCCCGGATGTTTCTATCAATAATACTGTCGATCATACTTTGATTCTTCCCATTGGTTACGATAGTATTCTTTACGATCATAATCATCAGCAGTCATATAGTCATCATGTTCTGCATCTTCATAATAAGAATCAGATTTTGAGTAAGAGTTGCCTTTGTAGAAAGAAGTTGTGATCATTTTGTTTAAGAAACTTTTACGAAACGAGTATCAATCCAGACACCTTTATCAGTGCCGATTGTGAATGAATGATCCCACACAAAGTGAGTTGCTTGTTGACGTGAGAGAGGAAAGTTTGCAGTGAGAAAATCTACTGCTTCAAAGAGATTAGTGAATCGTTGTGTAGTCATCTTAGTTTGATTGGTGTTCATACTATAAGGTCAGGGCAATTCATAATCTTTAGTTAGAAACTTGACGATAATTGAGGGAGACCACACACCAACCGGTGGCATCTGTCACTTCTTCGACTAAAGCATCAGCAACTTCTCCATCATCATTTGGATTCAGAACTTGTACCTGATAGGTATTACCAAGAACAGAATCTACAACAGATTGTTGTTCTTCTACTGTGAAGTCTTCATCATCAAAATCAAATGAAACTTCGGTAACATGTAGCAGGAGTGTAGTCATTTTGTTTTGGTTTGATTAGGTGTCTATACTATAGGGACACTTTGAAGGCCCCGGATGTTACTAACTCTTACTCAAAGACCATTGATGATTATTAAGCAGGAAATGAGATGTTTTTTGCTTCTGGATTACACCAGTATTTGGGTTGATGATGCTGCCAACCTTCAAAGTTAGTGCAAAGGTCTGCAAGTTCAACAGCAGAGAGTCCATCAACTCCTGCATCTTTGAGTGACTTACCAAACATATCCTCACGATGAGAATTAAGTTGTGGACGGTTCTTTACAACATTGCGTGAAACCCAGATTGTTTGTTTGGTCGCAAGATCAGTTGCTTGAGAATAGATTGCCATTTTAAGTTGATTTGATTGGTTCCTACACTATAGGGACACTTTGAAGGCCCCGGATGTTACTGATGCTTACTCAAAGACCGTTGATAAAGTCAGCAACGGCAGCATCATATTCTGCTTTAGAGTTAAATGTGCGACTGTAAATAGTGCGAGGATAGGATACGTTTTGTTCACCTATTGCAGCAACATTTCTACAATCTTGTTCATCATATCCCATCTCAATAAGAGTTTCAACATAGGGATTGTAATGTGTCATTTTTGTATTAGAGTTGGTTTTGATTTGAGTATAATAAAGTGAGAAAGAGTTTGTATGAATCAGTTGCCAAAGAAAGCATCAAACTCATCAGCAATCTGATCAATCAATTCATCAGTTGCATTAAGATCAAAGGCATCACAAACAAAATCTACACAGTCATTCAAATCAGTGTGATTGTTGCACATAAACTCACGAAGTGCAGGTGCAATATCGTATTGGAAGTCGGTTTGATTGGTGTTCATACTATAGGGACACTTTGAAGGCCCCGGTGATAAAGTTCAACAAACAGCACCTTGCATAATGTTATATTCTTGCACCAGATCAACATTATCACCAGTGATCACATAATCAAGTGCAAGACGTTCATCAATCTCACGAATTGCATCTTTTTTGGTGATACACTTGCGAGAGATGGTATCAACTCCTTTCCAAGATAGAACCTTGAGAGTATGATCGGAGCAATCAGCAATAGGATAGAAACCAACGCACATAGTGCCGGTTTTCGATAGTAGTGTAGGAAACTCGATCATGGTTTGTTGGATGTTCATACTATAGGGACACTTTGAAGGCCCCGGATGTTACTATCAACGAAAACTCACATTTACACCAATTACTTTTGCATGAGGATTTCGTGCTTGTGCTGTTTGTCGTGCATCTTGTTGATTGTTTGCTTGTACAGTTTCGGTGAATACTTTTCCACCGACATAGAGTTCAACGATGTATTTCATAGTGTTTGAAAGGGTTGTGCTTCGGTAATGTTAGAATACTTTTTCTTGAGATACTTTTGGAGAATAGTATCAATAACTGGATTCCACTGTTCCTTATGAGTTAGTTGTGAAAGTCCTCGTGCATCTTGTAGAAAGAACAGAATGCAGTTCTCTTCATCTTGTGTGAGTTTGAGTCGGTTGATGATAGTCATTGCAGATTATCTTCAGCAATGTTGTTGAGAATACGACGGGCAAACTTCATAAAGTCGTATGCAGTTATATAACCATTTGCATTATCAATAGTATAACCATCCAGCATATCTGATTGATTATAAGTGTTCACAATCAGCAGGCAAGCATCATACAATGCTGCTTGATGTTCCTCTTTTGAGTGAAACTGAATCGCACTGTAAGTTGGAAGAGTCATAATCAGTAGTTTTCTTTGAGGTTTTGTTGACGTTGAGAATCTTTATCTTCCTTAAATGGTTTATACTCTGGATGAGCATTTTCCCACTTAATCAGTTCATCAATCCAAGAAGATTTTGAGTTAGTTTTACTCATAAAAGTTCATCAGTAGTTAGAAACAGTGGTGTAGATTGTACCAGTGTGATTATAGTGAATGTTCACATCACACTGATAATCTTCGGAGAGATGATATGCAAGGTCGATTGCACTATCAAGGTCGGTGGTAGTGTTCTCCCAAGGTGCTTGCCCGCAACGGACATCGTATCTGGTCATTTTGGTTTGATTGGTCTCTACACTATAGGGACACTTTGAAGGCCCCGGATGTTACTATCAACAAGCAAATGTAAGTCCTCCAAGACCTGCGCCCAGTGCAGTTGCCCATCCACGATTATTGCGATTGTTATTTGTGCTGGTCAGTGATCTACCAATCGCACCACCAACTACAGCACCTAATAGAGTACGGGCTGGGTTGCAGTTAGGGTTAGTGCGGCGACCATAGTAACCACCATTATTGTATCCATTATAACCACCATTATTATATCCATTATAATACTGATTAGATGGTCTCCATCCAGAGTTTACTTGATTGCACGGGACATTATATGATTGAGTGCTAACTCCACCCGGAAAGTAGTTTCCGTACTGATCATATCCTCCGGGAGTATATACTTCTTGATACTGAATACATACACCAAACTGGTTCACCTGTTGTGCTACAATTGGTGTGGGTAGAAAAAGTAATGAAAGAAGGATAAGATGTCTCATTTACCAGGTTCCTCTTTGAATGTGAATAGAACGGATTTCTTGACAAAGAAACTTAAGAAGTTCAGGGTCTGTGGTATTATCAAGTGCAGTATATAATCTATTTAAGTATTCTGATTGTTTGACGCATTTGACTACTTTTGCGTTCGTTACACCAATATCATTTAGGGGTGAACCTGCTTTAGATTTTGGGACACCAAAGTTTCCAGTGACGTTACCTTTAGTCCTAAACTTGGTCTTGATTTTAGATAAGTTAGAGTAAGTCATTTTGCGTAAAGATAACCACCAGACCAGTCAGCATGAGCAAACAACCATTCACGTTGATTGATAATTCTCAGGTCAAACCTAACACCTTTAGCAGGAGATTTCCACGATGCAGATTTATACACTTCACCAGTATTCTTATCCACAAAAGCATGAACACTTCTGCTACTTCCACCATCAACCATAATAACTTTGTGATACTTTTTACCACTTTCAATCACATAATCAATCGGCAGAATACCATTCTTGAGTTCATCAATCCTTTGCTGGTGATGCTCTACATTCTCACCACGATCAACACAACGTTGATGCCCACGAATAGAATACTCTTGGTAGTTATTTTTGAGTGCTTCATTCAGCAGAGAAGTATTCTTAAGAACCGAATCAGTGATGGTTTCTTGTGCTTGTTGTTGTAGAGTTGCGGTCATTTCAGTTCTTGTTAAGTGTACTACCGATTTCCATTCCTGCGATAAAAGCATCGTTCAGAGCACTACGAATACTCCACACAGCAACATCACAAAAGTCTAAACTGTCACTGTTGCGTGTCTCTAGAGTTTCAACCTCAAAGTATTTCTTTGCAATTTTCTCAAGAAGAATGTTGTAAGTTTCAGCAGTAGTAGTCATTTCAGTTTTAGTTTGAGTGATTGAAGTGCTTGTTTGCGGGATTTGATTTTACCCTTACACATACCCTTGGTTCGTTTACACTTACCAGAGTTGTGTTTCCAGTTTGGAGTGTTCATACTATAGGGACACTTTGAAGGCCCCCAGAGTTACTATCACCTTTGCAGGTTGAAGTTAGCATGAGCAAATACTTCACGGTTCACCAACTTCATAATAATGCTATCATTCTTGAGAACGAAACCCTCACCAACGATCTTCTTCCTGTTGATGTATGCTACTGGACTATCCGACACAATCATCATGTCCATCAAGTCTTCCTTAATCTCTATCATCATCAGATAAAGATGTGCAAGGTTCATACAACCAAGAATGTCTCCAAGTGCCCACCAAGTCAACTCTTTACCCTCACGAATAAGAGCATTGACTTTAACTTTAGCAACTGCTGCTTCCTTATCAGTCAGGAACACAACATCATCAACATCAACATCAAGGGAACTTACAGGCATCATGTCTACAACTGGTTGCACAAACTTTACATGATCAGTATCATTAAAGAATGGTGCAGAACCAGACACATAAGCATCACGAAGTTCACCATCAGTGCTCCACTTTGTGTGTGGTGCGATGATGATACTTTGAGTTACAACTTCAGGGAACTGATAGGTAATTGTGTTAGGAGTATAGACATTAAGTCCACCGAAACCAATGAAATCACCCTGATAGATGTATTCTGTGCGAGGCAGATTATCCAGGCAGCAGTGTAGGATTTGTGCTACATTACCACTGTGATTTGCATCAATGTCCTCATGAGATTCATTGATTTTCAGTTTAACTTTATTGAAGACACTTTTGGTGCCCACAAAGAAGTTTCCAGTCACAGGATTAGTTCCCCACACAATAGCAGGAGAACCATCGATTTTCAATGAAACTTCATAGTCACCATTGAAGAAATCCAGAACAGATAGATCACCTGTTAGGATTAGGTCTTCAAAATGTTCTTGATGTTTGTTTTGGATGCTCATAATACTGATACACTTTGAAGGCCCCGGACTTATATTAGAAATCCAGGTAATTGTCGATTGCTTGCTTGATTAGATCAGAGAGTGTAAGTGAAGGTGCAATCGCATTGACTTCACCAATATCACATTGGTAGTAATCACCAAGTTTCAATTCAATCATAGCACCATCTGCACCCTCTTGATACAATGAACGTGCCACTTCATCTTCTACAACACATACACGACGAGCAGAAAGATCAATCACCAACAAATAATCATAGGTAGAAAGTTGCTTGAAATCCTCTACAGTTTTTGTTTCAGACAAAAAAGATTTAACCTTGAACTTCTTTGTTGCATTGACATCTTTGCGTTTGTAGAATAGGTTCAAACCCATCTTCAATTCAACTTTCGTCAGTTTTCCAGTACCATCATCCCACACAAAATCATATCCATTTTGATCTACACGAACAAGATCAGAAAACTTAGCAAGTGCTTTCTCTACGCAAGTAGCACGGGCAAAGTTATCAGCATTGGAAGAGAATCCCTCATCAGAGTAGAGAGAATCAACAACACCAAAAACTTTGTCCCAGTTAACACCAGTTTCCAGATGATCTATAAAATGTAGAATAGTCATTTTGGTTTGTTCTTACACTATAGGGACACTTTAAAGGCCCCGAATGTTAGTATTACAATGGAAGTTGTCCTTGAGATAAACTTTTCTTGTGGTCGGCAATGTATTTTCTCGCAGAACCCTCAGTCCTACAAAGTTTCTCAAGTTGCTGCCCGTTGTGTATAATGAGGTATCCAGAGTTTCCATAAGGCACTGCCGCATAAACTCCATTATCAATCAAAAATCCTTTCATTTGTTATACTTTCCAATAAATCGGTGATTTGGTGGTTGCGGATGTGTGATAGGTCGGTTTCGGTGAAATCTTCAAAAAATCACGTTTTGACCCCAGTCCACCACTGGGGTCTCATTGGGTCTCACCTGCGAACCACACTGTCTAGGAGTTCTCCCTTCTCAAACACAGCATCAACAACACCTTGAAGTGCCCTCTCGGTTGCTATACCAACCTTAGAATATACTGGGACCACACATAGACCCCAGACCTTATCTTTGCCACCCTTGCGTAGCACACGACCGATAGTTTGAGTGAGTTCAATCACATCCATATTGCGAAGAAAGACGACTGCCTCTAATTCACTGACGTTGATTCCTTCACTCAAAATAGACCTGTGAAGACAAACAAACTTCTTGCTGCTATCACGACCCCAAGCATTTAGAGTGTCGAAAAATACCTCACGATCAACTTTCTTGCCGTCAATCACTGCTCCTGTTTTGGAGGTGATATAAAGGTAAGAGTATCCGCGAGATTGTAGTTCAGTGATGCAATCTGATTGTGATACAAGGTTGATAAGTTGCTTTGCAGACTTCACACAAACCAGAATCTTCTTGCAGTCAATATCATCAATAGTTTCCATCAGATTGCTACTATCACACTCAGCAGTGATTTGTTTGCCGTCCAGAACTTCAAACTTCTTTGCTATAATCTTGGGAGCAACAATGTACCCACCATCAACTAGTTCTGGTGCTGAAACACGGCAGATGATGTTACCATAAACATCAACATCGTTCATTCCTGGTTTACCTACAGTCACTGAAGTCTTGCGAGTTGCGGTGAAGAAGTAACAACGATTTGCATTCGCAGAGAAGTGCTCCGTTGCAGGAAAGAAGTTACGTTTGACGGAATTATGTGCCTCATCAAAGTAGATCGTATCCACATCAACTTCTGCATCAACAAGACGTTGGAGAGAGTTGTAGGTAGTTACAATCAACTTGTGACTTGACTGATTATCCTCAACCCACTGACTAATCACAGCAGGACGAGTAGAACTTTCGTGATGAGTTTCTCCACTGTGGCAATGAAACACCACAGCATTGGTGATAAACTCCAGAAACTCACTGGAGAGTTGCTCTGCAAGCAAAATGCGAGGAGCAACAACAACAACTGTTTGTGGAGTTGCAGACTGAAACTGTCGCACAGCATCCATAACCATGTTCAACGTCTTCCCACCACCAGTAGGATAGATCAGTTGACCAAGATTATGTTGCTGCATTGCAGCATCACCACGTTCTTGATGGGGACGAAGTTGGATTTGCATTGTGGTTGTGCTCATACTATAGGTACACTTTCAAGGCCCCGGAAGTTTATTTTACTGATGATTTCAAAGTTTTGAGTTGTTCAATAACTTGTCGCATCGCAGCACGACTATATCCAGTTGCATAAGGATAACCTTGTTCTACAGGATTATCAATTGCAGTATAACCGACCTTGATTGCACTCTCAAGACCCTCAATAAGAGTTTCGAGAGTAGTTACAGGCACGTTCACAGTTTCCATGATGTTGTAGGGGATTATAGAGTGGTTACAGAGAGTTTATCAAGAAGCAAACAACATATCAAACAAATCATCTTCTTTAGATTTGATATGATTGTCAAGAACATTACGCATCATTGCAAGTTCATCTTGTTGCATACGCAGTTTCATGATTTGATCTCCAAGATCATGAAGTTTGTTATTGATTAGAACTCGGTCCATACCATTTACAGCAGTGACTTGATGTTCAATGCCGTTAATGATTACAGGTTGTTCAGTGATAATAAAGGACATTTGCTTGGTGCTCATACTATAGAGACACTTTAAAGGCCCCGGAGTAAGAGTTACCAGGTTCTATACTTTTCTTTACTCTTTCCACCAGTCAGTTTAACATCTTCAGGTTTCTTTCCTTGCTTTTCTGCTTCAGATTGTCTCACAAGTTTCTCAAGTTTCTCTTGACCTTTTCTTGTAATTTGTGATCTTTGTTGTCTAGACATACCCACGACTGCTCTCTTTGGTTGTCCTTCAGGTCTCTTATCTACTTCAGCAGGTTTCTTCTTGGACAAGAGTTCTGCTGCTGTTGGTGTTTTCTTTCCAGATTCTTTTGCCTTTCTTTCTAGATATGCTTTTCTTTGTGCTTCTTTAGGTGATAGTGCTGCACTTCCACGTTCTTGAGTGGGTTCTTGCACTCTTGTTGATGCTTGACGTTGAGTACCAATATCTTTTCTTGGTTTATATTCTGTTGGTTTTCTTTCTTCTCCTGCTTTTGATTGAGATGTTCTGCGTATTTCTGGTTTAGTCTTTTTTCTTAAACTTCCAACTCTTCCACCTTCACCCGCACTACGAATTTGTGCTCCAGACATAAATGCAGCATCATATGCTTCACAAATAGACATAAATTCTGCGAACGTCTTCATTTTCTACAATAAATCCTTTTAGATATTTATACTATAAAGCACCTCCCACCCAGAATGGGGGGAAGGTGGACACTTCACAAACTGGTTTAATAGTCTTCGTCTTTTACTTCTACTGGATTTGCTGCTTCTGATTCTGCATTTTCTTTATCAAATGCTGCTTTAGAACCCTTAAATACACGTCCTTCAGCATAGAAACCACGAACAACTTGACGACGGGCAGCAAGCAGAATATCGTATTCTTCGGTTTGCTTATTGGTGAAGACAAACTCTTGACGACGCCAAGCATCTTGAAGTTCGCGGAGGTGATGAATAATGTTAGAGGTCATTTGTTTAGGATACTGGAGTTTCGGTTTCGTTAGAAGTTTCGGGAATCACTTGTTTAGGTGTTACACGAATGTTATAAGGACTGTTAAAGAACCTGCGGAAAGCAGTCGTCACAATCAATAGAGTTGATAAGACTCCCAGCAATCCCAGGAAAGTAACAGCATCACCATTAAAATTAAGTGTATTAGGAGTCATAATCAGTTGTCGTTGTTAGAGTTTAGGAAAGAGTTGAAAGTTTTGTCTTCTTCTTCATCATCAAAGAGACCTTCATTCATTTCTTCTACAAAATCAAAATGAGAGAACTCTTCAATTTGAAGATCGTCGTAGTCGTCCATTCGTTGGTTTGGTGCTTACACTATAGGGACACTTTGAAGGCCCCGGAGTTATTATCATAAAAAAAGACGGATAAGAATAATTCTATCCGTCTCTTTATGATTCTTCATGTACAGATTTTCTTGATTTAACATAAATCAGTTCATTCCATTGGTGACTATAACAAAGAACCAGAACTCTATGATTTTTGTGTATGGGACTGTGCTCATAACTCTCTTTACTTTTTTCCCATACATTAGTTTCAATTGTGATGTACTCCTTGTCCACAAAGTACACCCATCCCTCAACACCTTTGGTCCATGTTACATAATCATTTACACAGGGTTGATAAAACATTTATACAAAAAATTGATCTAAAGGAGATTGTTTGATTTGCATTGCAGTGTAGTTTCTTGTGTTTTTGAACTCCACTTCTTTGCCGATAGTTTTACTATTGATTGGAGCAAAGTACTTATTAGTCTTAACTTTCCAGAAACCCCAGATACATTTTACTGGTTTACCAAGATTGTAATCAAACTCTCTTGTGGTATTTAACCAGATGCTAATCACTCCTGCCTTATGTTCTTCAAAGGAATAAAAGTAACCGGGAGGAGGAACATGATTAAATGGAACTTCTGGTTTCATCGTTTAATATTAAGATTGGTGAACTCTGCGATGAAATAATCACAAGTTACTTCATATTTTTCTGCTTCACGTTCAAGTTCAGCAACAAGATCTTTATGAAGTTTATCTACTTGTAAATCTTTGCGACGTTCGTTGTAATCAATCATCGAATTTCACTGGTAGGAGGACGCTTGAGGTTTTCTAGTGCTTGTTGATGATAATATGCATCATAAAGTGCATTATCACGTTGAATGAGAAATGCGTTCCATCCAACAATTACACCAATAGCAATAAGAGAGAATGAGATGTACTTGAGATTCATTTTAATGTGTAGTTGGAAGGTTCAGGAAGTTGTGGACGATTTAGTTCCACTGTGGTTTTTTGAATGTTGAACATTACTTTGTCCAGGGTTGTTGCAACTGAACTGAAACCAATCGTTGCAACAATAATACCAAAAACAGTACCAGAAATAAAGTTAATCATTTTTACTTGAGTAGAATCTCTTGTTGTTTAATGCGACAAAGTTCAGTTAGATTTTTACCAGAAACCATTACCTCAAGTTGTGAGTAGTTTGTTCCACATTGACTATTGATTGCTTTTTGTTCTATCCCAGCAGAATACCAAGAAGAAACTGGAATACCAACAAAAATAAAGGAGAGACCTACACCAAACGCAGTATAGATAATTGCCTCAAAGTGTTTATCAAAAAAAGATTGTTTCATAGTTATTCTCAAGAGTTAAACGGTAAGGGCAGCAGGAATCTCTACCACTTCAGGCATACGATTGTCTTCAAACTGATAACGATTGTAGCACACCCACTCATTGTTTAGAGTGTAGATGTAAGCATACTCTTCACCTTCCGCAAGGTAATCATACTTGTTAGCATCAAGACGAGGAGGACAATCTTCACCCCTGGAAGAATAAGGTAGTGGTCCAGTTTCGGGCAGAGTTTCCTGATTAAATCCTAGATTGGTCCAGATGCAAGAAATGTCACCCAAATCTACGAGTGCCTCAACTTTCTCACGGGTGTCAAAGTGCTCTACAAGTTTGACTCCAAGAAATTCTGGATAGGAGTCAAAATGATTGTAAATTGATAAAATAGATTCATCAGCAAGTTCAATTCCTATTCTTCCTCTGGTACTCATTTTAAAGTTTGTTGCTTACACTATAGGGACACTTTAAAGGCCCCGGATGTTATTAACCACCACGATCCCGCAAACTTCTTACGAAATAATCAACAAATTCTTCCATTTTTTCTGGCGAAACTGCTTGAGGAAGTTCGTGAATCGCATTCTTAAGTGCAACCATTTCATCAAATTCTTGTTTAGTAAGTTGAGTATTAGTTTTCTTTGGGAAGGTCATAGTTTTATCGAATTATCTTGGTATCCTAACATTATTTATTAAAATTGTCGTATAACTTAACAATATCTTAAGAATGTTGTTTTAAAACTTTATGATACTTATCCAAACATATTTCCAAACATTCCACTATCTCCAGACTTACGATTTTCTAGTTTATCCATCATATTTTCTGTATATTCAATTATTTCTGTTGCATGAAGAACATCTGCGATGTGCTTACATACAAAAGGTTTTTCATTCA